AAAATGTTCTATTAATATGTCTAACAACCAACTATTAGCATCAGATTCGAAATAATCTGACTGAATAATATCTGCAATTTGTTGTAGAAATGTTCTATCCACAAACATAGCTGCCAAAACTTTAACTTGAAACGACCATCCATACTCACTTAACTTATCTGTCATAAATTATTATATAAAAAATATATATTAAATCCAATTTATTTTGTTTTTTGTGCAAACGCACTCAATGATAACCATGTATTGTTTAACCAATCTGGCATATTTTTCATTACAGACCACATTTTATCTTCCATAAATAATCTTCTAAATTCTACTTTATTTAATTCGGATACTTGTGATTCCATTATTTTTCTAATATTACTTTTTGTTTGTGCTGGAATATCTAATAGTTTTAGATTCATTAGTTTCCAATTATCTGAAATAATATTTTTATTATCTATTATTTTATTATATGTTTTTGATTCTGTTACGTTATTATAACAAACTTCCCATAAATCATCTAATTCATATTCTTGTTCTTTATCCAAGTCAGGAACATGTTTTAATAATGTCTTTGGACCAATACCCATTACACCAGGAATATTATCTGATTTATCTCCAGTAAATGCTCTATATAATACATAGTTTTTAGGATGTACTTGAAATTCATCTAATAATTTAGATGTATCATATAGTTTCTTTTTAATAGGAGACCAAATTTGAATTTTATCATTAATTAGTTGATAAAAATCTCTATCAGTTGATACAATTGTTATTTTTTTACTTTTAGCTTCATACATTTGAGTAATATATGCAATTGTATCATCTGCTTCAATACCATCCATGGATAAAAATGTTACTGGTAATGCATCTAAATATGAAACTAATCTACTAAATTGATGTCGCATAGCTTCTTGCTCATGCTCAATACTAGGCATATGATGATCATGTCTTCTTAGTCTTGTTTTATTAGCTCGATTAGCTTTGTAATCTTTATAGATCTTTTTTCTTCGTTTAGATCCACCAACCCCATCAAATACAATAATACATCTAGAAGGTTTAAAATCTCTAACACATTTTCCAATGCTATATAGAAATCCAGTAATACCTCCTATATGTTCACCATCTTCGTTAGTTGAAGGAGTTGCTGAAAATGATCTAATAAAAGTATTGAGTCCGTCAAAAATCATAATATGATCGTCAGGACTCTGATTAATACTTTCTTTTTCTTTTTGAAGTTGCTTAAATAATTCTTGATACTTATTCATTATGCTTCTTCGTTTACAACTTCTTCGTCTACCACAACATCATCAATGCCTCCATCGATACCAGCACGATATTTAAAAACATATGCTTCACAAATTCTATTATACAATCTATCTTTCATTTCAGGATTTTGTATTACTTTTTCAATAAAATCTTTACTTTGAAATTTAACAGTATCGAGAACTTCTCCAGTATCCGGGTCGACGTCGTCTAATGAATACCAAGCTCCTGATTGAGAAACCAATTTGAAATTCTTCATGATATTTAACCAACCGCCATAGTTGTCAATTCCACTATCATAATATATTTCATAATCAATTTTTCTATTAGGAGGACCCATTCTATTTTTCACAACATGTACATTGGTTTTATTTCCAACTACTTGATCTGCTCCATTTACTCTAGCTTTAATCATTCCGGTATTTTTCAAACGAAGTCTAACTGATGAGTGAAATGGTAACGCTTTACCACCTGCTGTTGTCCATGGATCTCCAAAAGATACGCCTAATTTAGTTCTTAACTGATTAGTAAAGATTAAACATATTCTTTCTCTAGCTATCCAATTAGTAACTTTTCTCATAGCTTTACTTAATATAATAGATTTGGATGTTGCATATCCGTCTTTATCGTATTCCATAGCCATTTCTATTTTAGTAGATGCACCCATTACTGAGTCGACTACTATAGTTACTAATCTATCTTTGTCAGACTTTCTTACATTTTCAACGATTGTTTCAATAGTTTCAAATATTTCTTCAATTGTTTCTAATGGAACATATAGCATAGTTTTTAAATCTACTCCTATAGCTGTTAAAAATTCTGCACTGCTAGCTGATTCTGTATCAATGTATACTGCTAATCCGCCTCTTTTTTGTGTCTCTGCTAAGGTGTGAGCTGCTAGTAGTGACTTACCAGAAGCTTCAAGTCCTGTTATTTCAGTAATTCTACCAACAGGAAAACCTCCATTGGGACGATTTGAAATGGCTAGATCTAACATTGAGCATCCGGTAGATATCCATTCATTAACATTTGTAGGAGCATCATCGTCACCATCTAGAAAAAATGCTGACTTGTAATTTTGTCCTTTAAATTGTTTATTAATGCTATCTGCTAGCGCTGATGCTAACGAATCTTCCAGTTCGCTCTTTTTCTTTCCCATATATAACTTTCTTAATTATTGAATAAATCGTCAAATGCTTCTGCTACGTCTGTCTTTTTAGTAACATTATCATTTGATTTTGTTTCAGAAGTTTTAGTTGCAGGAGTTGCTGCATTAGGAGTTGAAGTATCTGAGTCAGCACTTTCTGGATTCATCCAGTCATTTAATGCTTTTTCTAATTCTTCATATGTTGGCTCTGGAAATAGATCTGTTATCTTAGGTTGATCCATTATTGATTTTGCAATTGCTTTATCTTCAGTAGCTGCTGATGTATTAGGTTTAACTCTAATAGCAGTCTTTGGATATTGTCCAGGACCTTCTGATGGGGTAAATTCAACGTCAATGTCTCTACCATTCATTAAGTCGGTAATATCACCATAATCTGGATCTGCTATAATAGATAATAATTCAGAATAAATTGTTTTTCCGAATCCCCAAAATTTAACGCCTTCTGATTCTTTGCCTCTTACTATAACAGGAACATATGTTCTCATTTTAGGTTCAATTTTTCTACCCATTAACCAGTCATCTTTATCACCAGTTTTCTTAAGCTTTTCAGCAAATTCTACTACTGGATCAGCATTGCCGAATGTTATTGGAGAGAGCATACTTCTCTTTGCAATATCATAATGGAAATACATTTCTAGGAAAGGGTTTTCTTTTCTGTGAACGTAAGGGACAATTCTTACTCTTTGTTTACCAGGCTCTGGCTTGAAATAGTTATTTCTTCTGTCGTTAGTTGTTGTTAATTGGTTAAGTTTCGCCTTTATGGCGTTTAAGTCTAAACTCATATTGTATCCTTTAATTGTTTAATTGTTATTATTTGTTTATTTATTAATTATATTATAAGTAATTAATTCGTTAATTCAAAGTTAATTGTGTAATTGTTTAATTTTATTTATTGTTTAATTTGGTATCCAAGTCTTTGTAATGATTGTCTTACTGTAGGAACATTTGATGCTCCATGGAAATTTTTATCATAAAGTTCATCGCCAACATCATCAATATAATCTTCTACTGATCTTTTTAATATTTGAAATACTTTATTTAATGTGTTAATATCTTTGATTGTAGCAAATACGCTTTGAATAGCTGCTTCAGCATCATTTCCTAGACCTATTCCAGAAGCGTCAATTGATACAACTGGAGCATCTGCTCTTTTTAATATTTCTGCCATTCCTGCAGCATCAACTTGTCCGGATTTTAAAGCTTTATACATGTCAGCCATGGTTTTGTATAATGATTGTTCTTGAAGATTCTTAGTACCAAATCTTCTCATATTTTCTTTGAGTTTATTCATTATTTCTCCATTTTTTCTAATGTGTCAATATCAAAATCTTCTAGTTCTCCATGAAATGCCATTGATCCTTCCATTCCCCATTCATTTCCGCCTGCATCTGCTCCCATTAAGTAGATTGCTTTTTCATATCCATGATCATCAACTTCATCATAATCATCAAATTCTATATCAAATGGAGTACTTTTGTCTATACTAACTGTTATTGTAAGATTTGTACCACTTCCCATTTTTGTATTTTTTAATTCAATGCTTGGTTGATAGTTTTGATTATCTGTATATTTTAGATCTGTACGAACATTTCCGTCTTTGTCTTTTAAAACTTCTTTTACTATATCACCAATTTTATCAGCTTGGTCTTTATGCTTTTTTGAAGCACCTTTAAGTGCTACTTCTATATCTTTTAATTTTTCTTCTTCTTGATCAGTTACCGCTTCTTGGGCTTTTTTCTTGTTATATTCTTTTTGAACATCTTCTAACGTAGGTAATGAGCCATTTGCTCTACGTTCCCATGCATAGGTTTCTTTTAATAAGTTTTTTAATTTAATCATGATAATATTTCTTTATTACATATATAAATATAGTTAAAAATTAATTCTTTTAAAAAATACCAAATCTACTCTACGATAACCATTGTCATCAGTTAATAAAAAAGAATTTTCAAATGCTTCCCATGGTAATATCATTGTTTTGTCTAATATACCATTATTTAAATCTTTGATAACTTCATTTAATGCATTGACTGTATACAATGTGTTAGTTTCTTTTTTTCTGTGTATTGATATTGTATTTTTACCTCGATAACCGTTGTCTTCGGCATTGAATGTGCAATATAAATCATTTCTATTTTCATAGTTTGCAAATACAAATATCCTATTTTCTGGAATTTGGAAATTTTGCTTGATATATTCTGTAACTATATCTAAATTTGTTTTATGTGCAAATGTGCACAATAATTGTGTCCTCACTCGTTATCCTAATTTTGATCTAATTGATATGGTTTATTATTGGCACTATGATTTGTTAATCTAAAACGATATTGACCTTGTGAAATTTGATATATTAGAAAATCAGAAGGACTAGATAAATATGGTTTTTGATCTTTAGCTTCTTTTAAATAATATATAACTCCTAATACTCCTTTAAAAAATGTATTTTTAACAGTATTTAATTCTTCTATAAAAATTCGTGGATTCTTAATAAATTCATTAAATTCAATTCGTTTGAACCAAATTTGTATATTTTGATTTACATTATCAATAGCATCACCAACATTAATATTTGCTGGTTCATCTTCTCCTGATTTTAGTTCAATATTATCAGCGTCTGTATCTGATATCCAATATGCTTTTTCTTTGCCTCCGGTTTTAACAACTAATCTTGTATCTTTTACATCACTATCAAATTTTGTTTGATAAAATAATTGATTTAATTCTTTAAATCCTTCATACCAATTATGAAAT